AGTTTCTTCCCTAAGCGGTCGGCAAGATTTGACCGTGGATTCTCGTCGGAATTCTGGTCTGGTAATTCAACTTGGTTGAAGTATCAGGCTCGAGTTCGGGCCGGAGGTCCTATCCCTTCCGGGTCAGGCGGTTGGAACCTGCGTTACAAAGAGGTTCCATCCGCTGGGAAGTTGAGGCCCCTTGGTATACCAACTTACCGTTGGGACACCTTGGGCCCCTTACACGAGTGCCTCTACTCGTTTTTGGGGCGGAAGGAGTGGATGTTGGTAGGCCCGCCTACCGAATCCACTATCGCCGGGACGTGTCTGTATGAATGGCAGACTTCCGTTGATTTAGTTGGAGCAACTGACAATCTCAGATTGGACGTTGCCGAAACTATCCTTGGCGCGCTTCTAGCGCGTTGTGATAGGGTTCCTGGTCGTGTGCGCCAGGACGCTGTGGAGTCCCTACGTCCGACTGTGGATGGCTGCGAAGTCACCCACGGTCAGATGATGGGCACTTACCTCTCTTTTCCTCTACTTTGTCTTCAGTCATACATTGCCGCTCGTTGGGCAACGCGTGACGTGGACGCACGTATTTTGATCAATGGTGACGATTGCCTTATCAGCTGTCCTCGCCCTGTTCTCAACAGTGATTACCCAGAGTGGGCAATCATTAATGAGACCAAGACCGGTCGCTTTAAAGGCGTGGCCGAGATCAACTCTACGTGCTTCCTTAGGGAGACTCGCGGAAGGTGGAGAGAGGTGAAGCACCTTAGAAGGGGGGGTGGTACGCGTGACCTCCAGGGTCACGTGCACCAGGCCGCTGTGTGTCGTGCTGCCGGTACGGTGTGGGAGAGGGCTTTTTCGCTTGCAAAGGCGAAATCGCGCTGGGTGTTGCGTCCGAGCCAGCTCGGGTTCGATCTCCGGGTCTTGGAAACGTTCAAATACGAGCGCCGTCTCAAACGGCGCGGGTATGTGGACTTACCTCGATCCACTGGGCTCGATGATGGTCGTTACGTCTTATCAAAAGACGCAACTTCCTTGGAGAAGTTAGAGGTCTCTCTGGACCTGTGGATAAACGGTCGCTCGTTTCAAACCGAGCAACAACCTTTGTCTTTCCGTGCATTCCAGCGCTTACG